CCTGGACACGGTGGATGGACGGGATACTGGCAGGGGCCGTACATCACGCCTCGCGTCCCTACTTGAGTTCCGGCGTTCCAGCCGTTAGCCCGAGATTCGCCGCCTTCGGGGCCATGACATGCAGCAGGATGGAGGCGCTGATCGTCTCGACCCCAGCCCCAAGGTCGGCATCCGCTGCAATCCCGATCTCGCTGTCCCCATCGGTGCCACTGACGAGGACCGCGCTCAACCCATCAGCGCCAGTAACGACCGTGGCGTCACCAGTCTTGACGGTCCACACTGGGATCCCGTCTACCGTGGCGGGATGACCGGCTGCCGTTAATGGGGTCAGGGTCACTGGCACCTTCTGTTCGTCAGTAATGGTCACTTCCAACATTATCGTGCCTCCTTGCTTCGGACTCGCGAGTCCGACAGCCCAACGAAGTTGCCGACCAGCCAGCCGGGATCGGCATCCGGCACAGAAACATAAGAGGATCGCAACGACGAATCCAACCATTCCTGAAAGCAACATCCACACCATCAATTGTCCCCATCGGTGTTATAGAACCGGAACGCGCCGACCTGGCCGACAAACTGCTCCGGCTTTGCCCATGCTGGCGGGGCGATATGATTATCGAAGTACGAATCAGCACCCGGCACAGGATTCTTCTCCCCCCCCGCTAAGACCCGATTGACGGCGCACAACGAGTCTTGAAATGAAAGATCGTTGGGGAGTGGGTACTGAATGAGATTCGGATCGCCTGGGTCCGCCATCGAGGAGTATTGCCACTTCTTCGCAATCACCGCCCCGATGCTGTCGCCCCACCATTTGGGGCTCGCCACACGGTTCAAGACGGAGTAGGTGACCGCGACCTTCGCCGGATGCAATTCGCCCCTCGCTTCCCGCCAGACTAGCAAGGCCAGCAAGGACCGTTCATAGGTCCCGTAATCAATCCCGTCGATCATGTAGTTCCTCTGTGGGCTGGCACCTCTCGCAGGGTAGCGGGCCGCACGTCGTTTGTTCTCGGAGCGGCTGGCAATCCTTCACGTCGCACGGATGCGAGGTGCCTACGAACGGATAGGCAGTCATTTCCACACCTTCGCGAGCATGACCCCAATGACGCCACCGATCATCGCACATAACAGCGACACCGCCGCGAGCGCGCCAGTCCATTGGTTAATCTTGCGGTCGTGGTCGATGATAGTCTCGGTAAAATCGCAGTCGCCATCTCTCGTGACATGACGACAGATCACTTGATTTGCGAGCGTGATGTCGATGTTCCTGATATGCTCCTCAATCGTCGCGAGTCGTTCTTCGATAGATTCTGGAGTCACGCCAGTCTCCCCTCTGGCACATGGCTATCATGGTGCCGCCGGAGGTTCAGCGGGCAACGCTTGAGGTGAATAGGTGTACAGGTCATAATTCCAGCCCATCGCCTGAATGGTAGTTACGTCGAGCTTTCGCGCCACATCAAACACCATAAAGTTCTTCGTGAACGATGGATGCGTCGCCGTGTACGAGATGAGTTGCCCTGGCTTCAGTTGTCTGGCGGCCTGCCCGATGGTCGCCGTGAGCTGTTCATCGCCGTACAGATGCTTTTTGGCGAGGTAATCAGCGACCTTATCCGCCGTCGTGCGATCCCGGATCATGTCATTTTGCGGCCGCAGCTCTTTCCCGACCGACAAGACCGACCGTGCCGTCGTCGAGAGGATGAACGTATTGCTGAACTGGTCTTGGCGGTATTCTAAGATTAGGGTTTTGACGGCCTTGTCTGACGGTGTTTTAGCGAGCCCCGAGAAGGCTTGCACCTGTCCCCACGCTTGCCCGGCACCATGCCCGAACTGGCCGGCAATGGTGCCGGGGTCGTGATCGATCGTCAGGCTCCATGCCCCCGTCAGTGATTTATCGAGTTGCATCCCCTGGATCATGAGGAGCGCATTCAGCACATCTAGGGCTGGCCGTTGTGTTACCAGTCGCGCATCGCAATAGAGGCTGCCGATGATATCTATTTTTGAAGCTACATCATCGAATGTAGCAGTGTACACCCCAGCCCCTAGTCCCCATGTCGCGTCATTCAGGATCGATTGAATCGCTCTCGCCGGGTTGCGTTCGGTCGTTCGACCGTCTCCCGCCGCAAACATGCGGTAGAGGTTGCCGCTCCCGTCGGTTTGACGCGCGGTGAAGCGGGCGACCGTGAAGCCGGGATAGAGTTCGGTATTGATGCTGTATTCCGAGGGTGTGACGGGGAGCAGCGTATTGCCGAGCGAGTCCCGGTACAGTGTGATGTTGGTAAACGTCCCATCGCCAAGGAGGTAATCGTACTGATTCGCGCCAACATTTTCCCCGACATAGGGCATTTCCCAGGCGTCGTTGACCTTGTTCGTGCTACCGGAGACCCCGAAGATAATCGGGATAGGCTTCCCGATCCCTTGCGCCGGGGCATTCGCAAATAGAGCCGTCGTGACGAGGCGACGGGGAATGAGGGTTTGCAACGCATCGAGATCGTGGGTCGTGGTTTGTAAGACCACGCGATCAGTGAGCAGGGTCTGTCCCGTGACGGTGCCGCTCAGTTCCGAAAAATACTCCTGATTCGCCTTGTCGAATCGACTATAGGTGATCTGTTGGCCTCGGAGATCGAGGGTGTCGAAAAATCCGTCGGTATTCGACAGTTCGAGTGTGACGGTATTCGGCTGGATGATCCCGGCGAAGGGGTCGCTGAGACTCAGGCGGACCTCCGGGTTATTGAGAATGCGGCGCTGGTAGAGGTTGCTCATCGTTTCCTAGTGTGAGGCGTGGGCTTCTACGGCTTTCACTCGCGCATCGAGTTCCTTGACGGAGTTAATCAAGACAAACGTCAACGCGCTCGCCTCAAAGCGATAGAGTTCCGTCATCTCCGCATCTTCAGGGTGGAGCTTGGCCTTGTATGTCTCAATGGTGTAGGGCGCAACTGGCAGCATCTCCTGCGCGATGATACTGATGCCCTTCTGCCCCTTCGGGGTCCCTGCCAGCCCGTTCAATTGGTAACTGACCGGATGAATCTTCTTCAGGACATCGAGGCCATCGGTAAACGGCGTGATGTGATCTTTCAGGCGTCGATCCGAGGGATTGCTCCACGTGGTCCCGCTCGCTTTCTGGCCGACTGAGCCGGAGAGTTCAAATTGGACAGTTGGCACCATGCCTATTCCAGCTTGAACTGGATTTCCTTTTGTGAGTACTAACCCATACACTCCAGCGATAAAATCTGAAATCTCAAGATTTCCAACTCGGCTAGCGACGTTTCCAAGGTATTGTATTCGCCATGTTGTTCCACCTGTATCAGTACTTCGTAAATCCAAAACTCCACCACCTCCTGTTGAACTATTGGTAAGTAACATCCCACCAGCAGCCCCAGTGGTGGACACCGTAAGTTGAGTACCTGCACCACTGATTGTTTGCGCTCCAGTCCACGTATTCGATGTTCCGAGCAGGTTACCGGACACCCCAATAGATCCTTGGATGCCGAGGGTGGCTGATGGATTAGTCATTCCGATGCCGACCTTGCCGCCTGACGGATTGAGGAGTACATACCCCTTCGTCCCATTAGAAGTCGAATCGAGGGTCAGGTTGCCGCTTGCGCTGACGCTACCGTAGAGGGTATAGCCTGCGGCGTTGATATTCGTCGTCCAGGGGGTTTGCAACCCGGTGTTGAGGCGGGTCGCCACGTCCGCGAAACTGCCCTTCGGGAGGGTGCCTAATTCTAACTGGATCGCCCGAATCGCCCCCTGGAGATCGTTGGTGAACTCCGCGCAAATATTCGATGCCGTAGCGGAGCTACACGCCCCACCGCTCTTGTTCGCTCGCGTATTGATCGTGTCTAACGCGGTCGGGTAGCTGCTGCCACTGCCGGCCCCGAACTGCACGGCGTTCGCCGACAGCGGCCAACAGAGAGCTACGACAATGAGAAGAGTCCGTATCCATCGAGATCGCATCGTTCCTCCGTTCGCGGCACTCCACCGGTTAGGGGCCATATTCCTCGCCGTACTGCGCTTCGCCATACTGTTCGACGGCGAGTTCCACATCTTCAGAACTATAGAGATAGGCGATCGCCCCAATAGTCAACATGAGCATCGGGCGGGGCGCATAGGTGTGATAAATCGGGGCCGCGACGACGACTCGAAGGTCTGCTGCCCCAACGGAGTCCTGCCCAACTTGCGCGGTGCCGACTGAGCCAATCGCCATCAGTTATTTCCCCTTTGGCGGGGTTGCTGGAGTGAGTGACCGATCAGGGGCTTGCTGTGCAGCCGCTTTGAGTTCAGCTTCGAGCCGATTGACTCGCACCCGTAACGCCGCCGTCTCAATCTCGCTATTGCGCCGACTACCGCTGACGTCCTCGACGAGTTGATTGAGGATATCCGATCGTTGTTCACAGGTGAGCGGCGGCTGGGCTTGTGCCCATATCGGACGGCTGAATGAGGCGAGCAGGAGGAGCACTGTCGCACAACCGAGAGACCATCGTAGAAATGTCATTCGTTTCCCTCCTAATAGGCAAAACAGGACACATGGAGAATGTCGCTAGCCGCCCATGCCGTCGCTACGGCTGACGTATTGTACTGGGTGAGCGTCGCGCTACTGGTCGTGAACGCCGTTTGCTTCGTGAGAAAGACCGATGAGGATTGCGTCGTAATGTCGGCTGCGTAACAGTTCCAGCCGGTCGTAGCGGTTGGGAGTCCAATGACGCCGCTGGTTGCCGTCCCGCCAGTGCCCACGTTGACTGTAAATGCCGCTGTCCCGTTGTTCGAGGCGATTGATGGCGAGGACCCAAAGCCCGAAGAGATCGTCGGGGCCGCATTTGAGATCAAGAGGTTCGTTTCCTTCAAGGTCGTAAACTGCCCGGTGCTTGGCGTGGTGCCCCCGATCGCACCAGGAGCCGCAAACGTGGCCCCGTTCAGCGAGGAGGCGTTGAGGTTCGCCACATTCGTCGTACTGGTCACCGTGAGTGGGGCGGTGCCGGTTGACACGGTAGAGACTAAGATGGGGGCAGAATACCCACCGGTGCCGGTATAGGTGGCTGTCGTACCGTTATCCGTAATCAGCGAGTTGCTCGGAGAGGCCCCGGCCCCGCCCCCCTTGACGAGCACGTTGGCAGTCAAGGCGCCCGAGGAGGCCCAGCCTGTTGCTGATGAGAAGTAGGGAATGCCGCCGCTCGTGCCGGCTACCGTCAAGGCAAATGTCCCGGCTTGCGTGATTGGGGAACCGGCAACAGAGATGATCCCCCCGGTAAAGGTTTCCGCAATCGAGATCGCGTCGAGTCTGGCCTTCACTGAGCCGTAGGCCCCTTTCGGGAGCGTCCCGAGTTCAGTTTGGATCGCGGTCACGGCCCCCTGCCAGTCGTTCACCCATTCGGCGCAGATATTCGTCGAGACGGCGCTGCTACATGCCCCGCCGCCAACATTCGTGCGCGTATTGACCGTATCGACGGAGGTTGGATAACTGGTGCCAGTCCCAGCCCCCCATTGGATAGCGGATGCGGGAGTAGAGATGCAGCCCATCAAGAGGAGAACGGCAACGAGTGTGATCTGTTGCCTCTGTCGTCTGCTCGTCATGTCGGTTCACCTTTCTTGCGCGGCATCACGTCGTTTCCCTGAACAGCCACGGTTCTGTGTATTGGTCTAAAAACGATTCTTGGATAGAGGGGTCCTGGATGCGACGCATCAGCCATGCCGATGCCGGTGTGCCTAACGCCGAATCCCACACGATGACATTCGTCCCTGGGGTCACCGCCTGAATACCTAATTCCTGGGAGAGTTCCGCTGATCCAACAAGCTCTCGCTGGAACGACAGCTCGAAGTATCGCGCCCCCATCAGGGAGATTTCGGTGCTGCCATCGAGAAGTTGCGTTTGAATGATAGGATCGACGGTTTTGCGCTGGACCGGGTAGAGTGGATTCCCGAGCAATTCCGTGATGGGGCCGACCGGGATTCTCCCGATCCGATAATTTCCTCCGTCTGTTGGAGTCTGAGAGGAGATCTGAATGTTGAGGTATTGGTACGAAAATGGCGTCGTGCTCAAATCAGCTAAGCGAGAAAAGTTCTTGTACCGCCGGGTGAACCCGTCTTGCGACAGCACGATCGCCTGATTCCATGGAGGCGAGGTCCAGCTTGTAACTGTGCTACCCTGAATCTTCGCGGCGGTAAAGTTCACGTCATCGAGGAGGAGTCCAGGATCGGCAGCCAGCCCGGCGAAGGTGTACCCGGAACCACAGTCGAGCGTGACATTCACTACCCCTGTCGCGACCGACGCTTTCCAGGCCCGAAGAAGATTTGCGTAGACCGCGACATTGGTGACCGGGTAATTCGTGTCGGCTGAATCCGCTGTAGGCGTATAGGTGAGCAATGATGTCACCAAGCGGAAATTCGCCATTACCGATGCTCCCGCGCAAACCGCACTAAACCGGCCCGCGTCCGTGATGGCGTACTAATCAATGAGGAGACCGCCTCATCGATAGCATCCTTGACGCGCTGCGGTGACTCCGTGCCGGTCATATTCACTTCGACCGTTGGCGCAAAATTGATTACGACGGCTCCTTTTCCACTCGTGGCGAACGTACTGTTCTCTGCCGCCGTCAAGACGCGCTCACCCTGATGGAGAAACACCGGCCCATCCTGCGGGACATACTCCATGCCTGACTGCGCCGTCGGGATACCCGTGCCTGGAAACAATTTGTTAATGAGGGTCCCGAGATACCATTTGAGCGTATAGGTCACGGCGTGGAGTTCTGCCGCGGCATCGGCCTGTTTCAGGGCGATAAACTCCTCATAACTGACATGGCCAATAATCTGCTGAAGCCTCGCGGCGGCGTCTGCCTCTTGCGCTTGGAGTTTTCCAAGTTGATTAACAAGTTCCCCTTTGATCTGCGACAGCCATTGGGCGGACTCATTTTGGAGCGACTGAATAGCGGACTGCTCTTGCTGCGAGAGCGAGGTCAAGGTGCTCTGTAGATTCGCATTCACGGTAGCAATCTGTGCGTCGATCGCTGCGAGTTCCGCGACTTGCTGCGTTTGGAGGGTCTTAATTTGCGCCGCCGTGTCCGCCGTGAACAGTATGCTCGTTTTGTCCCCGATGATGGCCCTGAGTTTCGCCGCCGCATCGGCTTCTTGGGCCTGTAAGGCGACAATACGGGCTTGAATTTCGGCCTGGATCGCGGCCAACGCCGCCGCCGCTCTGGCATTGAATGCGGCGATCTTATCCTGTTCTTGCTGCGACAGTAGCTTGAGCGTGTTCTGCAAGTTCGCGTTGACGGTGGCAATGCTGGTATCCAGCAGTTTCAGGGCAGTCGTTTCCTGATTCGAGAGGGTCGTCAGCGTCTGCTTGAGGGCATCATTCGTCGATTTGATTTGATCGTCGATAGCCTTCAGCGTGTCTTGTTCCTGCTTGGTCAGATCGGCGATCTGTTGTTGAATCTCCGCCGGATCACGGTGGGTCCCCGCACTACCCGTCATCGAGGACAATATCCCTTGGATTTGGGCGACGAGCCCCTGGAAGTTAGCCGTCGGGAGTTCCCACCCTGGCGTCTGTTTAGCGAGCGTCAGCACTTGGTTCGCTAGGTCTTGGACCTGTGTAGCGAGTTCAGGAGACGGGCTAGACTGGAACTGTGCGAAGGCTTGTTGCAATTGACTGCGCACCTCGTTCAGGGATGTTTGCGGGTGAATCGGCGCAATCATATTGAAGATGTCCGTTTGCATCGTCTTGAGTCTACTCAGTACGGTTCCCCATTGATTTGCGAGATCGAGTTCGTGCTGGAGCGCGTCTTTCCGCACCGTAAAGGCATCCTGGACCGCCTGCTTCTCGGCATTGAGGGCGTCGAGCCGGGCATTTGCGGCGTCTTGGGCCGCCGTCTTCAGATCGGCATAGTGTTGCTGTACTGCTGTACGCTGATCTTGGAGGGCTGTGATCTGTTCCTGGGCGGCCGCTTGCGCGGAGGCTCGCAGGTCAGCATAGGTCTGTTGAATACGCTGGATCTTCGCTTGGAGGTCAGCTTGCACTTCTTGAGAGAGGGCCTGCAATTCCGAGAGCGCCGCCTGGGAATCCGTGAGGCCGCGAATCGTGTCAAGCCGGTGAGAAAGATCAGCCATAAGTCGATTAAAGATGACCCCAGGCGCATAGGTGCCGGAGAGGTTGGCTATAGCCACTGACAGCGAATCAAAGAACTGCTGAGCCGACTTGATCGCCGACGCTAAGCTCTTAATGGTGGTATCCAGGGCTGTCGCTTGGTTGCTGAGATCCGTCAGGGCCGTGATTTGGGCTTGATACTGTTGCTGGATCTGCTGTTTTTGTGCGTTCAGTGCCGCGATCTGCGCGTTAGCCGCATCTGTCGCCTCTTGCCGGAGCCGGGCATAGTAGGCTTGGGTCGCCTGAATGGCCGCTGCGAGCCCCTGTTGAATTGCCTGCGCCAACCCTTGTAACGCCGCAATCGCCCCTTTGGTATCCGACATGCTATGGATCTGCTGCATCAGGGCTTGGAATCCGCGTCCCAGGTCGTCGGCGAAAGTGCTAAACGCCTGGTGAAAGGATTGGATGCTGCCTCCAGCGGCAATGACTTGTTGGAACGCGGCGACATAGACCTGAAGGGCCGAGGTGAAGATCGCCACTCGCGCCGCGACATTATCCGAGGCCATGCCCCACGCCTGGATCGCCTGCTGGAGAAATTCATCGACATTCTGTGTGGCGCCGGACAGGGCGTTGATCTGTGTGGTGAGTTGGCCCAGGAACGCGAGTGCGGTGGTGATGTCGGTTTGCAGTTGGACGACCGCATCGTGGAGCTTTGTGGCGAACTGGATTTCTGCCTGGAGGGTTTGGACGATCGCATCCTTCACGGCGGTCGCAGCGGCGAGAACCTTCTCCGGCGAGTCCATCGCCTCGACGGAAGCCTGGAACGCATCCGCCAGGTCCACCACATGTTGCTCCGCGTCCCGGAGTTGGCTGGTGACAATCGCCATGGCCTCCGCAGTATCATTCGTCAGCGTGGCAATCTCAGTCTTGATGCTGTCTTGCAAGGTGATAATCCCGCCGAGTGACTGTGTGATTCGTTTCACGGTGTCGGTAAACGCCTCGCCCTGTTGAGCGAACTGCTGAAAGAACGCCACCGACCCGGAGGCGAACTGCGCAATGGTCATCTTGCTGGTATCGATCTGCCCGTCCAGCGCTTTGAAGATCGCGCCCATGGCAGCCATCGCCTGCGTCAAGGCGTCAAAGCCCTTGGCGGCATCCCCAGCCCCGAGCGCCGATAGGTCGATATTCCCGAAGACCTGCGTCACGACGGTCTGGAGCACGTTACCGGACAGACCAGTCAACCAGGTTTTGAAGCTGGCGAGCATGTCCCCGACATCGGAATCCTTGAACTTGAAGTCGGTAATCTGGAAGCCAGCCGCGAGCACGGCGTTGATCCGGTCGGACAGTTTTGACTTGAGGTCCACTGGCAGTGACACGGACAAGCGATCCAGTCCGGCGAACGCCTCTTGGAGTGTCTTGAGGATCACATCTATAATGAGTTTCTGCGTGTCCTCTCGGTTCAGATTGCCCTCAGTTCGGTGTTTGTACATTTCCTCGTACAGTGGACCGGCCTCTGCCCAGGAGAAGTTATCGTGTCCTGGCGTACTGTGAACCCCGCTGAATTGTGCCGCGTTGAGCGCGTCGAGCGTCGTCGAATTGAGCCGAACCATGCCACTAATTTCAGGGGTGGGGCCTTTAAAAAAGCCACCGATCAGGCTCCCAATGAAGTTGCCGATCATCTCCCCGATCGCAAAACCGACCGGCCCACCGAAGAAGGCCCCGATGGCCCCCCCGATTCCCCCACCAACGAGTCCAGCGATATTGCCGTTGATGCCAGCCAAGGCCATCTGAATGAGACCCCCGGCGATCGGGATCGCGTCGGCTAACAGATTCGCCGCTGAGCCCGCAAATGAAGCAGGACCAAGCCCACTCCCAAAGACGCCAGTGCCACCGAAGGCATTGAAGACGCTCTGAATCGAGTCGGCGAGTTTGCCCATAATCAGGTTGCTGAAGGTTGAAAACGCTGAGCCGAGTGAGCCGAGATTCGAGAGCAGGCCGCTGCCTGCTGCGCCGACACCGCCCCCAAGACCTCCTGCCGTCATCAGACTCGCCAACAACTTAATGACGCCCAAGACGACCGTCCCAAAACTCAAGAGCACTGAGCCCAGCGACCCGAAGACGCCGGTCACGACGCTGGACGTTTGCGCCATCCCTCCAAGCGCGACGTTGGCGGTCTGCGCGCTAGTCGCAAGCTGCGTCACGGCGGTGGCTGCCTGATTCGGGGCTCCCTCGAATCCCGCTGCCGCCCCTGCGATAGCGGTCCCAGTGCTCAGTAAGGTCGGCAGCGTAAAGCCCGCCGCCGTCATTGCCCATTTCACGGCAATCTCCGCGAAGGCGTCAGTCATCGTGCGCAAGATGCGCTTACCGAGATTCACCATCACGTCGCCGATCTTGCCGGATGTAGAGAGAATCTCAAACAGGAAGTCGGAGGTCCCCGCCTTGAGGGCATCGTAGGTCTGTGTCCCCGCTGTGCGCATAGCCCGGAAGGCAGTAACGGCAGACAATGCCGCTTCCGAGAAGCCGACGACGTAGGCCGCCCCGAGGTCTCCGGCTTGCCGAGCGAGCGCCTCTCCGACGGTTGCCGCGTTGCGTACATCCTCTTCGCGTCGCTGTTGGATTGCCTCATACGTCTTCGCCGCGATCTCGATCTGCTTCTGACTCTCACTTTGGTAGATGCCGACCTTTTGGAGGTTCGCCTCAACAGTTTGCTGCACGTCTTTGTCGTACTGTGTTTTGCTGTTCTCGTACAGTGTCGCTTGCGCCCGAATACGGCGCTGAATCGATTGCTCATCACTATCGAGAATCTTCTGTGCGGTCTCATTGCTCATCCTAATTTGCTCATCGGCTGCTTCCCCAAGAATGCGCACCTTCTCCGCTTCGGCCTGCTTTGTCAGGTCAAGGTTCGTGCTGCGATGTTGCTGGAAGACTGCTTGTGTTGCTGCGCTGTTCGCTTGCAATTGCTTTTGCGTGTCAACATCGAGCGCAACGAGTCCTTGACCAAGCTTCGCAGCATCGCCAAGTATTTGTTCGCCACCGGGTCCTATTTTCGGCCCGAATTGCACTTGAAGCTGCTGTTTCTTGAGCTCGGCTTCTGCGAGGATCGTAGACCGCACGACGGAGAGATCGACTAAGGCGAGGGCGGCGCGTTGGTCTGACGCCTTGCGCTCGGCGGCAACGAGTTCGTTGAGGGAAATCAGCCCAGCGTCAAAATTGTTCTGCCGCGCCTTCGCCTCAATATCGAGGTCTTTCAGCGCAATCTCCGTCGCTTGGTGGGAGGCTGCCGTAGCGGCATCGAGTTTGCTTTTCTCGATAGTGAGGAATTCGACCGCATAGCTGACCGCGAGGTCGTGCAGTTTCTTGAAGGTATTGATCCCAATCGTTGCGATGGTATTGTCTCTAGTCTTCTTACTCTCGACGAGTGCGGCGTCGAGTTGTTGTTCATCCGTCAAGGTCTTCGCAAGTTCATCGTGTTTGATCTGATAGGTCTGTTGTGCTACCGAGATGGCGAGGGCCGCATTATGTTTGATCGCCACGGCCCCCGTCTCGTAGGCCGCAATCATGGCCTTTTGGAGTTCGTCGAATCGACGAAGATCCGCCGAGGCGATTTCCGCATTGAGGGCGTGATATTGCAGGGTCAGTTGCTCGATCTTGAGTCTGGTGTCAGCGATTTCTTTGTTCCCTTTCGCTTGTTCATCCGACCCCGCTGACATCTGTGCGACCTTGTGTTGCTGGAGACTAAGGAGTTCACGCTCGGCATCCGCCTCCTTGCCGATCGCCTCGATGTTATACGCAGACAGCTTGACGCCTCCGCTCGCGACGAGCCCATCGAGGCGGATTAACTCAATCTTCGCTTTCGCAACTTTATCCAGGTGCTCAAGCTCTTTCAGGAGTTGTGCGTCAGTCGGTTTCAAACGAGCAATCTGGGCCTCAGCGAGGGCTTTCTCGGCAGCAATCTGCTTCATCGTCGCCTCAAGGAGCGCGTCGAGCCCGGACTTCTGCATCGTCATAAAATTCTGGCCAGGGGAGAGATAGTCTCTCCCTGTGAGGCCGCCGAATCCCCCCTGTGCGCTCTTGAGGTCATCGATCAGCGCACGAGCCCTCGCCGCCGCAGCTTCTTGCTCAACAAGGAATGCGTCAACATCCTTCGCATTCGACCGCATGAGGTCAGTGAGCGACATCCCCGCTTTTAGTGCAGCATAGATCCGCTGAATGTGTGCGACGACCTCTGTCGAGGCGTAGATGAGGCCGAGTCCTTCGACCCCGAACAAGACTGCGGCGATAATGCCAACCTCCTGCACGAGCGGCGGAAGATTCAGGAAATCTGTGAGGCCCTGACGCAATGCCGTGAAGATCGGATCAAGGACGGGCATCATCGCATTCATCGCCCCTCCTAATGCATCGATGTGCCCTTGAATCGCCTGTACGATCCCAGGAATTTTATCGACGAGGAGGGCGAGCGCATCGAGGATGCCATTCGCGAAGGACTGGATCGCCTGTTGCGTTGAGGGGTCAGCAAACCACGCCCGAAGCTTGTCGAGCGCGGCGAGAAGGGGTTGTGTATCGACATGCTGCATCCCTTTTTCGATCTGATTCATCACCTGTGTCCAAGCGGTCCCGATCGTGCGTGACAACTTGCCGAATTCAGCGTCGAGTGCGGCGACTTGCGTCAGAAAGGCTTGCAAGATGAGCCCTGAATCAAGGACCCCTGCCTTCATCATGTGCTGGAGCGCTTCCGTTGCGCCCATCCCGCTGTCGCGCAAGGCGTTAAATTTCGGGCTAACGACGGCGAGCCCATCAGCTAGGGCTTGCAACAGGCGCGGTTGGGTTTCGAGCATCATCCGCAGTTCCCGCGCTTGCAGTGTGCCACTCGCGAGGGCCTTCATAAACTGCATCATGCCCTGTGAGGCGTCCTGGGCATTGAGTCCCGATAACTGCATCGCTTCGGCGAGGCCCTTCGTGAGGAGCAGGAGCTGCACCTGGTTCACGCCGAGGTCTTTGGCGCTAATAGACAATTTGGCAAAGAGCTGCACCATGTCATTGATCGGAAAGCGCACGTCTTGGGCGAGCCTGAAGAGTCGTTCCTGGATCGCTACGACGCCCCCGCTCGTTTGTTCGACGAGGCTGAGACGATTCGCCATCAAGGTCCAGGCATCAGCCGCCTCAAGGATAGCCCGTATCCCTAACGCGCCGATAACGGTCGCCAGCACGACCTGGATGCTGACGGCGACGCGAGCAAACCTCTGAATGCCGAAGGTGAGGTTCGAGAAGTGTTCTTCAAGGGAGATGATGCCGGAGGGATCAACCTTTGGGGCGATCGGCTGTGAAGCTGTACTGCCGGCCCGCTCAGCCGCTTTGATGAGTTTGTCGATGCCTTGCGTGACGGCGAGGATCGTCCCGTCGTCTTTCGCCGTAATCGTCAGCGTGACTTGCTGTTGAGCCACTCTAGCGTCCCGGTGCGTTCATCGTCACTTGCCGTTCCTCCTCACGCAGCAAATGCTCGTAGAGATAGCACAGCAACTCCCACATCG